TGCAGGCTTAAATTTTGACGGAGATAACTCACGAATAAATCCTTGTGATGGTACTGGTGCCGCAACAAATGGCGCTCTGGATTTGGGTCAGTCAGGCGCACGCTTCAAAGACCTCTACCTGTCAGGTGATATTACTTCTGGAAGTATTGATGCGGCAGGAGAGAGCTTCTTTGGTGGCTCTTTAGACATCCGCCTAAACTCTTCAGCATCTAACTCCATTTTTGAAGGCAACAGCAGCAGCATGGCTGTCCGAAGCAATGGAAGTAACAACATCAACTATGAGCTAGGTGGAGCAAACGTCCGCTACACCATGAACCTGTCGCGGTTCAATGCAACAGATGACAATGCGCGAGAGCTTGGATCAAGTTCTGCGAGATGGAGTACGGTCTACGCGGCTACTGGCACAATCAATACATCGGATGAGCGGCTTAAGCAGCAGGTCAGAGATATCAGTGAAGCAGAAGCCCGCGTTGCAGTAGCAGCAAAAGGCTTGCTCAAGGCATACAAGTACAACGATGCAGTTGAAGCCAAGGGCGATGGCGCTCGATGGCACATCGGTATCATGGCGCAAGAGCTAAAGGCTGCGTTTGAAGCCGAAGGTTTGGACGCGCATGAGTACGGTATGTTCTGCTGGAATGAATGGTGGGAAGCCGATGTCTGGCATGAGGACGAAAGCCTAGAGAATGGCGGTTACTACCAGCGTGAGACTTTTGATTCAGAAGCAGACGCACCAGCAGACGCGGTGAGAAACGACCGATACTCTATCCGTTATGAAGAACTACTAGCATTTATCATTGCATCTATTTGAGGAACTACAAATGGCAAACTGGCACATAGCAACACTTGAGCACACGGTTTCGGACGGGGGCGTGATAGTAGCCCACTGGCGTGTAAACGAAGAAGAGACTGTTGGCGACGACACTTACTCAGCATCGGCATACGGCACTTGCGGATTCGAGTACGATCCATCAAGCCCCGACTTTGTACCCTACGCTGACCTAACCGAAGAAATGGTTTTGGGTTGGTGCTTCGCAGATGGCGTTGACAAGGATCAGATTGAAGCGGCATTGGCAGCTAACATCGCAGACCAAAAGAACCCTGTTACTGAAGATGGTGTTCCTTGGTAATGAACCTACAACACTTCAACGATCACTACGCTTATAAGTATGACGCCAAAGGTCGAGACCGATGGCGCGTACTAAATCAAGATTCCATTGGAATGTTTCGCGGTGATTGTGAAGACTACTCTTTGTCCATCCTGTACCACGTTATATCGCAGGGATCATGGCTCCGCTTTTGGTTTTACTTGTTTACTTTCCAAGCGCAGTTATGTGGGTGCTATACGAAGAATGGCGGAGGTCATGCTGTCTTATGGTATCGCGGGCAGTACATTGATAACTGGACAAAGGCATGGGTTGATCGGGATCACATGAAAGGCTTGGGCCATAATTTCTGGCCTTGGTACAGGGCTTTTATCCCAACAACTGTGGCAATCAAGATGTTATTAGCAAAGGTAGATCCATGAGCACACCAGCTTGGCAGCGTAAAGAAGGTAAAAATCCGCGCGGAGGTTTGAACGAAGCAGGTAGACGTTCTGCTAAAGCGCAGGGTATGAACCTCAAGCGTCCAGTGAAGAGCGGTGACAACCCAAGACGGGCGTCGTTCCTTGCTCGTATGGGCAACATGCCGGGACCAGAGAAGAAAGACGGCGAACCTACACGTTTATTGTTATCATTGCGGGCATGGGGTGCCAGCTCGAAAGCTGATGCCAGGGCAAAAGCAGCGGCAATATCTCGACGAAACAAAGCGAGGAAAGCATGAAAAAACCAAAGAAAGGTTTGTACTACAACATCATGAAGAAGCGAGAGCGGATTGCTGCTGGCTCAGGCGAGCGTATGCGTAAGCCAGGGACTAAAGGTGCTCCGACTTCCAAGGCATTTAAAGATGCAGCTAAGACGGCCAAGAAGAGATAACCCGTGGACGATCGGCGGCTAGACAGGATCGAAGGAAAGCTAGATAAACTTAGTGAAGTTATTACTGCTATTGCTCGCGTTGAGGAGAAGTTGTTGGCTAGTCATAACCGCATTGATCGCTTAGAAAGTCGCGCCGATAAACACGGCAAAGAGATCGATGATCTTAAAAAGATTTCACAGTACAACCACACATACGTGAAGACTATCGAACGTCTAGCGTGGATACTGATTAGCGCAACTGTCGGATTCCTAACCTACTACCTACGATGATTGACAAGCTAATAGGTCCGATATCAGCGCTGTTAGATAAGATCATTCCCGACGCGGATGAGCGCAGTCGGTTATCGCATGAGATAGCCACACTAGCGGAGAGACAGGCCCATGAAATCGCTAAGGCTCAGATCGCTGTTAACAAAGAAGAAGCGGCAAGCCATTCAATGTTTGTTTCGGGATGGCGTCCGGCTGTTGGTTGGGTGTGCACATTGGGTCTTGCGACCAACTACCTGTTTGTGCCTGTTTGCAATTTTCTACTTACTCTCAATGAATCCCCTATCACCGTTCCGCCCTTAGACCTGAGCGAGATGATGCCCGTTCTCTTGGGTATGCTAGGACTTGGCGGTCTGCGTACTTACGAGAAGACAAAGGCCGTTGCCCGCAAATGAGCTTCAAATATTTCAGACTCGAAGAGTTCAACTGTACTCACACTAACCTGAATTCCATGGACCTGGCATTCATCCATCGGCTCGATGAGCTGCGCCAGCGTGTCGGCTTCCCCATGATTGTGACTAGCGGCTACAGGGATGCAACTCATCCTGCCGAAGCTCGGAAGCAAACGCCAGGCACACACAACCAGGGCATTGCTGCAGACATCGCAGTGTCAAATGGGTTCGAGCGTATGAACCTGGTGCATGAAGCACTCAAAATGTCTTTCGGGGGCATCGGTGTTTCCAAGTCATTTATCCATATCGATGACCGCAAGACTACTCCGGTCATGTGGACTTACTCTTAAAATAATTAACGGAACCTGTTGATTCTCCCTAGCACTTAACGTAGACTGTTGAACAGTTGGCGATAATGCCACGCACCAAGGGAGAGTAATATGAGTAAGATCGGATCTTACGTTTTAGATCATCAGATCGCTGAAGACGAAAAGTCTATTCCTCAAATCATGCGAGACATGGACGACCAGGTGACTGACCTGTTCGCTGCATGGGAACGATTCTTGGAGGAAGCAGACGATGAGTGATATTCCACAGCCGGTCATTGACGTATTGAAAGAGATTGGCGAGACCGCTAAGACATCCACATGGGATTGCCACGGTACTCGCGTGATCCTGCACAAAGCGCTTGAGAAGATTGCAGCGCACAAAGGCATCATATTCGATACGCCTGTTCACCTGGTTACCGATCCAGCCAACAAGCAGGTAGCCATCCAAGTCACCGGTCGGCTAGGCGAAATGGAAGCCTGGTCAATTGGTGAAGTCTCACCGGCCAACTGCAAGAACGCCTATCCGTTTGCGATGGCAGAGAAGCGCGCCAAAGACCGCGTGATCCTAAAGCTCGCTGGCTTGCATGGTTACGTGTACTCAGAGGATGAGGCTGAAGACTTCAAAGAGTCACCCCATGCCGAGCTGCTGGCGTATAACGAAGCAGTGCGCGAGAACATCGACTTTGTATTCCAGGTCAAAGAGGCAGTAGCCAATGAGGAATGGGATATGTTGCGAGCGATCATCGAGGAAACACCAAACGATGTGAAGCTTGCGCTCAATCGTGCCCCCAGCAAGGGAGGCATATTTACCACGCACGAAGTTAAGTGCATGAAACAAAACCCAAAGGGAGATAAGTAATGCAATACGATAACAGCAGCCGTGGCGTTCTATTCAAGAATGACCGCAAGGAAAAGGAAACGCACCCCGACTACAAGGGCAGCTACACCGACGCCAATGGCGCGGAGTTTTGGCTGTCAGCGTGGATAAAGAAAGACAAGAACGGTAATGCGTTTATGTCTCTCAGCACTACGGCAAAAGACGAGGCGCATAACAAGGGTATGCAGCAAGCTCGCCAGGCTATGGCACCGCAACCACAGGAGCCATTCTCGGATGACATCCCGTTTTAAACCAGGGCGCGCCATACAAGTGGCGCAAACCCTTCTCGATATCGATAACCGCACCCTGGCTAAACAGCTGGGGTGTCACGAAATGACAGTGTGTCGGATGCGCGGAGCTGATGACATCAAAGTAAATAGGCTTGCAGAAGTGGCAGATGCATTTGGCATGTCACTGATGGAGCTGCTTAGTTTAGGAGACGACAATGAGTCAGAAAGATCGAGTGTTGCAGTATCTCAAGCAAGGCAAAGTGCTCACCAGGTTGAACGCCTGGGATGAGCTTGGCGTTATTGAAACTCCAGCCCGGATACACGAGCTGCGCAGTGAAGGTTACGACATCCAATCAACCAGGAAGCAGGTGCTCAATCGTTACGGCGAGACAGTCAACATTGCCGAGTGGTTTATCAGGTGAAAAAAAGCCCGGCTGTAGGACCGGGCTAGGTTGTCCAAGGGAGTGGACGGTGTTATCTTCAAGGGGTCAAATCGTGAAGATGTATAGAGTATACACTAAACAACTCGTTACAACACTCTATTACACCTTCCTACTTGTCAGAGATTACTGGGCGTTAGGCCAGGGAATATGAAAACCCTGGAGACAGAGTTGACCCTCTCTATGATGCGCCCCGCTGGTCGAGAGCAGATCAAGCGGATAGATGTCAAGATTCGATACAGTAATCAATGCTCGCGATTGTTAATTTCATTTCATTGTTGTCCGACAGGACATCAAAAGGGAAAGTGTGGATTATGTTTAAATTAAAAACGAAAGCCGGGAACGATTGGGAACCATCGGAACCAAAGATCGATACGTGGAAAGAAACATTTCCTAACTGCGATGTGGAAGCGGAGCTGCGCAAGATGGCGTTGTGGTTAGAAGATAACCCTGCCCGCAGGAAGACCGCAAAAGGCATGCCAAGATTCTGCTCTAGCTGGCTAACCAGAGCGAATGAGATGGGCGGCTCACCTCAGCTGACTGTCAACATGAAGCGATCGATGCGGGAATGGTCTGCCCTAGATCACCTTACGCATGACTACCTAAACTCAGAAGCCTACCGGCAAATGGCGCTGCGCAAGTACGGGCAGTACGTGACGTTTGATGGTGAGAGGGTTGAGGCATGACATACTTTTATTACGATAGAATCGAGGTGCGTTATAAGTTTGATAAAAACAGTAAGCACAAAGGACGATGGACAATGATTGGTGTTCGTCCTGATCGCGCTCATGAAAACTTGACGCCTCCAAGGTCTGAACGCTGGCGCGGTGAATGGATGCGCGATGAAGCCTTTCAATACATTCTTAAGCGATCATATCCCGATGAACGCGCATACACTAGAAGAGCGCGCATTGTGGTTTGGTTTACTAAGCAAGGGAAATTTTTTGGTGTTCGCGGAAATAAGGTAGATCCAGAATGAGCCATCGATGGACAGTCAAAACAAAGTTCCAGGCTGAAGAGCTGTGCAAGTTCATCATGGCGCACTGCGAGGATGGCAAGACCTACGAGATCCACGAGCCTACATTGACCGGCCAGCAGATCAAAGCGGTGCATGCCTACTGCGATCATGTAGCCAGGGATATGAACGCTGCGGGTATTGACATGCAGCATGTCTTAAGCGGTGCTAAACTATCGATACCACCAACAGGTAAGATGCTATATCACATAATGTGGAAGCCAATCCAAACCGCCATGCTACAAAAGGCAGATTTACCTTCAGTCGGTAAGTATGAAGTGGATCAAATATATCAGGTCATGGCGCGTCACCTGGTTGAAGCTCACGATGTC